TTTTGTGTGCGTACCGACCCCGATGGGAGTCAGCGGCGCTATTGATAGTAGTATTATTGATAACACTCTTGCACAACTAAAAGATCGTGATACACTCATTGTAGTTAAATCAACCGTAACACCTGATATAGTTGCAGACTGGCCGAAGAGTGTTGTTTATAATCCAGAGTTCCTTACAGAGAAATCTGCTAACGAACAGTTTGTTGATCCTGCGTTCCATATCTTAGGTGGAGAAGATTGGGCTACTGATAAAGTAGAAGANCTGTATACTAAGTACAGCTTATGTTCACCCTGCCCAACATACCATATGACAAGAGAAGAAGCATCATTCGTTAAGTACTCTATCAATACTTTTCTAGCTATGAAAGTAACTTTCTTTAATCAGCTATATGATGTCATTGGTGATACTGATGCCAACTTCGCCACAATAATAAAAGCGGTGGGTGCTGATAATCGAATAAGTCCATCACACACTAAGGTACCTGGCTTTGATGGTAAGCAAGGGTTTGGAGGTGCATGCTTCCCTAAAGATGTATCTGCATTTATAAACTATAATAAACAGTTGACCTTATTGAAGGAAGCATCTATAATAAACAATAGTTATAGACAACAATATGAACTAGATGAAAGAGAGAAACAACAACATGTCAATTATGGACAAACTAAAGAAGAACTCAAAGATCAAGACTTCGGATATCCTATCTGATTCTACGTTCTTTACTGAGAAAGATATGACTCCAACGCCTGTACCTATGGTAAATGTGGCGCTGTCAGGCTCAGTAGATGGAGGAGTGACCCCAGGCTTAACAGTGCTGGCTGGACCCTCTAAGCATTTTAAGACATCCTTTGCTCTACTAATGGCTGGAGCTTATCTTAAAGCTCATAAGGACGCGGTTATGTTGTTCTACGATTCTGAGTTTGGATCACCACAAAGTTACTTTGAGCAATTCGGGATTGATACTACTCGCATCTTACATACCCCTATTATGGATATCGAAGAGCTTAAGTTTGATATTATGTCTCAGTTAGAAGATCTGGATCGTAAAGATAATGTTATTATTGTTATCGATTCTATTGGTAATCTATCATCAAAGAAAGAAAAAGAAGATGCTATTAACGAAAAGTCAGTAGCAGATATGTCACGAGCTAAGGCACTTAAAAGCCTTTTCCGTATGACAACACCTTATCTTAAAATGAAGAGTATCCCGCTAATCGCTATTAATCATACCTACAAAGAAATAGGTCTATTCCCTAAAGATGTTGTNGGTGGTGGTACNGGTATCTANTATTCAGCAGATAATATCTGGATCTTAGGACGTCAGCANGATAAAAAGGGTACAGAGATTCAAGGTTATCATTTTGTTATTAACGTGGAGAAAAGTCGTTATGTTAAAGAAAAGTCAAAAATTCCTATTACAGTTTCTTGGGAGGGTGGGGTACGTGAGTATTCTGGTCTCTTGGATTGTGCTCTCGCTGGTGGCTATGTTATTAAGCCTTCTAACGGATGGTATGCTGTGGTTGACCAGTCTACTGGCGAAATCGGAGGTAAGGTTAGATACGATGTTACACTCGAAAAATCGTTTTGGGATCCAATATTTGATGGAACAGATTTCAAAGATTTCTTAAAGAAGCAATATCAGATAGGTCATAAGTCTTTAGTGAGCATGGATCAAATTGCAGAGATGGAATTGTAATGGTTAGTATACCTGGTATGTTCGTACAGAACAAAGAGTTTGAGTTGATACCTGGTGATGATGATCATTGGCATATTCGAATCAAAGAAGGAGAGTTTATTGAGTCAGTATTCTCTTTCGGAGAGATCTCTATTGATAATAAATCAGATATGATGAAGTTTAATGTTACGTTACATTCTAGTCCTGATGAAGAACTTACAACTGATAACTTGCACTTTCAACGATATGCAGGTAAAATACTAGAGAGCGTAATGTTTGAAAACTTAAATGAAATGGGAAAGAATGAACAATAATCTAGAGCAGCTTATACTACGTCATCTACTTGTAGACGAGGCGTTCATGCGTAAGGTGCTACCCTTTATTAAACCTGAATACTTTCAAGGTGTGACAAGACAGTTGTTTCTAGAGATAGGTAAGTTTGTTGCTAAATATAACAAGCTACCTACTATAGATGCTTTTAAGATTGAGATAGATCAAGGCGGTCGTTATAATGACGATCAGTATACTGCTGCTATGGAGATGTTACCTAACATCTTTGATGATGTGTCTAAGAAAGCAGATAAGGACTGGCTTGAAGATACTACTGAGAAGTGGTGTCAAGATAGAGCTATACATAATGCGATTATGGAGAGTATCTCTATAATTGACGGTAAGCATCAAGAGCTTACTAAGAACGCTCTTCCTGATTTGTTACAGAAAGCGTTAGCAGTAACGTTTGATTCATCTGTCGGTCACGACTATATCGAGAATGTGGAGGAACGTTATGACTTCTATCATGAGCAAGAAGAAAGAATACCTTTCGATCTGGAATACCTTAACCGAATCACAAAAGGTGGTATTCCTAATAAGACTCTCAATATTGCGCTCGCAGGAACCGGAGTAGGTAAGTCACTCTTTATGTGTCATATGGCTGGTAATATACTAAGCCAAGGTAGGAACGTCCTATATATTACTATGGAGATGGCTGAAGAGCGTATCGCTGAACGTATAGATGCTAATCTACTTAACATACCTATAGATCAATTAGAGCATATTGCTAAGCCTATATTCAAGAGTAAGGTAGATGATATTGCTTCTAAGACTAACGGTAAGTTAATCATAAAGGAATATCCAACAGGCGCGGCTAACTCTAGTCATTTCAGAGCGCTATTAAATGAACTAAAGCTTAAACGTAACTTTGTACCGGAGATTATCTTTATTGACTATCTTAATATCTGTGCATCAGCTCGTATGAAATCTATGGGAGGATCAATCAATTCTTATACGTATATTAAAGCTATTGCCGAGGAGTTACGTGGCCTTGCTGTTGAGTTCAACGTACCGGTCTTCTCTGCGACGCAAACGACACGTTCGGGTTTTACTAGCTCAGACCCTGGGCTTGAAGATACGTCCGAGTCTTTTGGACTTCCCGCTACCGCTGACTTAATGATTGCTCTTATATCATCTGAAGAGCTAGAGTCTCAAGGACAGATAATGGTTAAGCAGCTTAAGAATAGATATAACGATCCTGGTAAGTATAAACGATTCGTACTAGGTGTTGATAGATCTAAGATGAGACTATACGATGCAGAGAATCCTACAGAGGGTGTTGTAGATGATTCACCAGCATTCGATAAGTCTAAAACAAACGAACGATTCAAAGATTTTAAAATGGAGTAGCTAAATGGCACAAAAAGGTATCACTAATAATAAGAAGACAAGCATTGGCAAAGGTAATGTCAAAACGTCTTCAATGAATAAACATAAACGCCGATCATATAAAAAGTCTCGAGGTCAAGGATAATGCAAGCAAGACTTTTATCGCATAGTCAACCTGTAAGACATNTTCATAGCGGTGANCCAGGTATNATGGGTCTCGAAAATATTCAAGATCTTATTGCATATTGCGCTCGTGTCTCTAATCCATCAAATCAATCTAATACAAAAACAACTCCAAAGCTTCTTGAGTATCTTATTAAGCATAAACATTGGAGTCCATTTGAGATGGCTTCTGCTTGTATTGAACTTACAACAACAAGAGACATTGCACGACAGTTACTAAGACACAGATCATTTTCTTTTCAAGAGTTCTCTCAACGCTATGCTGATATTAGAGAATTAGATGACTCTGTAGTAATACGTAAAGCAAGACTACAAGATGATAAGAATAGACAGAACAGCGTTATGACAGATGATACTTCTCTACACGTACAGTGGGAACAACATCAACGTAACGTATGGCATTCTGCTATGACTGCTTATAAATGGGCAATCGAAAACGGGATTGCTAAAGAGCAAGCACGAGTTGTACTACCAGAAGGTAATACAGTATCTAAGCTGTATGTGAATGGAACAATTAGATCATGGATACATTATATCGAATTGCGATCAGCTAATGGTACGCAAAAAGAACATATGGACTTAGCTAAAGCAACAGCTGAGG